TTCTTTTGTTCCGCGTCTTTTATTCTTTTTGCCTTTTAATGGTGGCTTGGTTGTTTTAAATTTTGCTAGTTTTTTGCCTACGTATTTGCGATTGTCTGTTAAATTGGTTATAAGGTAAACGAACCCTTCGTATTCGTCTGATACTTCAGTTATTTCTTTACCTTTGTATGTCCAACTCATACTGTAGTTACTTGTTTGACTTTGCTTCTCGTGCCTTTTCTGGATTGTTTTTTGCTCTGCCGTCTTTTACATGTTTAATATGTTCTTCTAGTACTTCTGCTCGTCTGTCTAAACACAAATATCGTATACTAGACAGTGCTTTACGTACTTTTCTACGTTTAAGCTCTGCTGGTCTTTGTTGAAATTCTTCATTCAACCTAAAGTATTCAAGAACAGCAAGTATAATTTTGTCATGTGTATCTGATTCCATTATTCTACAATATCAATATCTGTTGCGTAACTGGTAAAGCCGTTTTCTTTAACAACTCTTAATACGTTATTCACTCTGCCTACTAGTTCATCCTTATGACTAATCAAGAACACGTTCTTATCACGCTCTCTAGTCATCTTTTTTAGTATGCCTATACTATTTTCTACGCCTGCTGTGTCCATTCCACTGTCAATAAGCTCGTCAATGAACAATAAGTTAATACTTTGGTATAAACTTTCCCAAACATCACGGAAAGCAAAGCTAAGACCAAGTATTAGCCTGTTACGTTCACCACGTGACAGGTTATCAAAGTCTAAATCTTGCCCTAGTTGTGTAATTTCAACGTTTAAATCGTTTTGAAACACAACTTGATGCGGCAATCCTATTCTATCTAAGTAGTATGTTAGCCTATTGTTTAGATATGCTAAGTTTTGATCAATGATCTTCTTTCGAATAAACGAATCTTTGTTTGTTAACAGTTTTAAAAGAAACTCTTGATGTTCTTTTATATTTGTTAGTTTGTTTACCGGTGTCCAATCAATGGGTTGAAGTGCTGTGTCTGTTAAGTCGTCAATTTGTGCCTGGTATGGATCCGCCTCTTGCTGTTTACTTAGCAATGTTTTCTTCAAATTATCTACGTTGTTTCTATGTTCATATGCTTCTTTAGCATTTTCGTAAAATGTAGTAGGCTTTCCATTAATATCGCCTATTTCGTCTAATGCTTTCACAACATCTTCAAGTTTACCAGCAACTTCTACTTGATATGACATAGTATCTTCAAGTTCTTTCGCTTTTTTGGCTTCTATCTCTGCTTTTTTATCTACATGAAGTTCCTGTCCGCATGTATAACATGTAGCGTCTTTTAATTCAACAATATCTTTGTTTAATTTACTAACACTCTTGTCGGCACGTACCAGCGCTGGTTCTAATGTGGCTAATTCTTTTCTAAGAGCTGATATAGTGTTATTGTGTTCAGTCCAATTTGCTAGTTTTTCATGAGAATCTAGCTCTTTTTCGATATCAAGCTCTTCTAAATGTTCTATAGCACTAGTTAGTTTGTCTATATCGGATCTTTGTTTGGATTTCCATGCTTTTTGAGTTGTTTCCAAGTTATTAATAGTGCTTTGGATGCCTTCGTTTGCTTTTTGTATAGCTTCGATCTTTAACGTTTCTTGGACAATGTTATCTTTTGTTGTTTTAACTAACTCTTTAAGTATACTTGCTTTCTCGGATAACAAGGTAATACCTAATAATTGTTCAATAATAGCACGTTGATCATTTGTACGCATACTCAAGAAAGGTTCGGTGTATGTGTTTAAAGCAACAATGTGTTTAAACATATCATGGCTCATATCCAACAAGTTATTGATAGTTTCTTGTGTTTTACGACTATCGCCTTGGCTATTATCTTCAAACTCGTCTTTTTGTTCTTGGTCATTTACATAAAACTTGAGAATGTTAGGTGATCTACCACGTTCTATACGGTATTGATTACCGCCTTTCTCAAAATTAAGGGTGACCAACATGCCTTTAGAGTTTGTCTTATTGATAAGATTGTTTCTCTTGATGTTGGTCAGTGCTTGGCCGTACAAGGCGTAAGATAATCCATTGATTATAGTAGTTTTGCCTGTACCGTTGCGTGAGCCTGAGTCGTCACCTCCTTGATCTAAGTTTTCACCAAGCACTAGAGTGAGTTGATCCTCTTCAAAATCAACTGCTTGGGTAACATTACCCACACTCATAAAGTTCTTTACTGTTAAGTCTTTAATTTTTATCATTCTAAGCCATTATAAATTTCTAAAAGTGTTGCTTTATCAAAGTTATCGCTGTCAATTGCCATAATTTCATTACTAACAATTTGGTCAACACTTTCAAATTGAGCAATGTCTAGTTCGGTATTGATTTCTTCTAGTTGTTTTTGTGGAATAAGTGTGATTTCTCGACAAGCATATTCGTTTATGAATGTTTCTTTAATAAAACTTGCTTCTTCGTAACTTACCGGCAAGTCTAAGGTAACTCGTAGATACATATTTGGTTTTATTAATGTTTCTTTCTGGTCAATTAGTTGCGATAGTTTTACTGTACGATACTTTGGACAATCTAACCAATTTATATACTCAGGTTCGGCATTGTTTTCAAGATCTAGTATCATCATACCACGATCATCGTCCCAAGCATCGGCATAATTGTGTGGAAACGCATTACCAATGTAATGTATCTTGCCTTGTTTTTGTCTTTTATGAAAATGTCCACTAAACACATACTCTTGATGTTGGAAATGTTCAGCTTTTAGTTCTCCATGGTCGGGCATCTGTACCATTGCGTTCATATAGAAACTAGGAAGTTCAAAATGCCCAAACAAATACTTAGATTTTATGTTTTTTATTTGTTTCCATTCGTCTTCGACTAGCCAAGGCACTAATGCTACATCGTCTTTGACATAAATGTCTTCAATAACTGTAATACCAGGTATGTGTTTCGCAAATTCAGTAGACTTTACATCACGTTTATCTTTGTAGTACAAGTCGTGGTTACCAGCAAACATATAAAAGTTGTCAAATGCGCCTCCTAACTTTTCTAAACTACGAATACCGGCATCCATAGTAGTTAAATTGAGACTATTTCTATTATGATTCCAGTCACCGGTAAACAAAGCAGTTTCGCATCCGTTGTCTTTAGCAGTTTGTATAAACCAGTCTACATAATTTTCACAATCTTGGTTGTGTATTCGCGAATTACCCTTCAATCCAAAATGGATATCTGTAAAGACCGCAGCTTTTTTAAACAAAGAAATACTCCTATCATAGAATACTATTATACGGGATATTCGTTAGGTTGTCAATAGTTATTTAGACTGTCTTTTAAGTGCTGCTTCCCATTCACCGGCATGTTGTCTAGTATGACTAGGTGCTAAGTCGTTCATTTCAAGGATATCATCTCTAATATTTTGATTACGCTTTTCTAAATTAATTACACGAACAAAACTGTTAGTTACAGCCGCAGTATAATACGCAAATGGGTTTTGTGACTTACTTTCGTCAAATTGTAGTCCAATCTGTGCTAATTGTAATATTGCTTGACCTTTCATCTCGTCATTGTAAGTGTATCCACGTACATTGCCTCTTGTAGCATAACGATCTACCAGTTTCATCCACATCATCGCAAGTTTATTGGTTGCTTTTCCTAAGGTTTTATCAAAATGTCCGTTTTCAATTCCACCTACCCAGTGACTTTTGCCTACACACATTAAATTGCCTTCGTCATCGTACTTGTAATGTTGATATGGCGGAAATGGTAACTTTGTTTTATGGTCTGCTACTGTTTTTGGATTTTTCTTACGACCAGGCTCTTCTGGAATATGATCAAATGTCATAACTCTAAAAATAAGTTCTTCTTTTTGTATAGTTTTGTAACTTACTTCGCAATCTGCCATTTTTACTTTTCTACCAGCTGCCTTTTGTTCTTCATATGACCGCTGACTTAATTTTTTTGCCTTAGCTCTCTTTGCTTCGGCAACTGTTCTTATATTAATTTTATCAACACTTGGTAAAATAATGTCATAATCTGCATAACTTGGTTCTAAAAAACTTGAAAAACTATTTTTTGATTTATGTATTTCAGCTAACATGTCTTTATTGTTGAGATAATTTACTCTTCTTGCCATGAATTCTCCTATGTTGTATTTATTATAATATACGTAGATAATTTTGTCAACTAAATACTGTATAGGAGATTATTATGCCATTTAACGTAATTGGAAAAGCAGTAAACAATGTTATATCATCGTTTAACAGTTCGCCTGTAGGAAAAGTATTCAATACAATAAACAATATATCTAATGCTGTAACGTCTATTAATGATTTTACTAGTGCCGCAGCATTTGTAAGCTCAAACCGTATGGGAACAGCGTTACAATTTGGCGCAACACAAGCAGGTTCTAGCACTACAACTGCTAGGTTATCATCTTCTTCAGATTTACGTGGAAACGATTGGAGAGTTCGTTTACATTTGCCAGCATCTCCAAATTGGTTTCTAAATAGTCCAATATTAAAGCCTTTAAAAGAAAGTAATGCTAGTTTAGTATTTCCAACTACTCCACAAATTTTACTTTCTAGTCAAGCAAACTATGATTCGTTTGATCCAACTCATTCAAACTATCCATATTACATATATCAAAATAGTAGAATAGAAGATATAACAATTAGTGCTGAATTTCCAGTTGAAAATGAAGCAGACGGAGCATACTGGATTGCTGCTGTCCATTTCTTACGTAGTATTACAAAAATGTTTTATGGTAACAGCGAATTTCAAGGACATCCTCCGCCAAGAATTGCTTTGAGTGGATACGGAGATTTTATTTTTGATGAGACTCCTGTAGTTGTAAAAATGTTTAACTTAGATTTGCCTAATGCTGTTGATTATATAAAAGTTCCATTAGGAAGTAATTCAGATTTATCAAGTGAAATACCTGAAGCATACATAGCAGGATCTAAATACAGTTATGTACCAACATTGAGTACAATTAACGTAACAGTAGCACCAGCGTACAGCAGGACTGCTACAAGAGAATTTGATTTACAATCGTTTATTAAAGGTGATTACATTGGTAACACTAAACCTGGAGGATTTATCTAATGGTAAAATATGCCGGTACTAGTCCTTATTATCAAACTCCTGTGCGCAACGATTATCTTGACATATATACAAGCAGGAACATACCACTAAACGACAAAGATATTGCTTACACAATAGAAGCGCAATACATTTACCGTCCAGATTTATTAGCATACGATATATATGGTTCATCAAAGTTATGGTGGGTGTTTGCTAGAAGAAACATGGACATTATAAAAGATCCAGTATTTGATTTTGTACCTGGTGTTACAATTAGGTTACCTCAAAAAACTACATTAGATGCTGTCCTTGGAGGCTAAATGCTAGAAAATCCGTTATCTCAGTTTGGAACTTATAATTATAGATGGTCTCTTGGCGTATTAAGTGCGAACCAAGTAACCAATCCAGCTTTGTACAGTAATGGACCAGCATTAAAAATTATACAATCTGGCGGATTTCCTGATAAAACAGTTACTACTGCTATTGAAGATGCTACAGGCACAAATGTAGAATTTTTTATAGAAAATGTTCAGTCAAAATATGCTGTAACTCATAATCCTGGAACAGGGCATAGTAATGCTTATAGTTTGACATTTGAAGTTAAAGAACCACACAGTGTTGGTTTGTTTTTCCAAAGTTTATCTGTTGCTGTCGAAGATTTATACGGCGCAGGTACTAGTTATTTAAATGTTCCGTTTATGTTGTCTTGTCAATTTGTTGGATTTGATGATTCTAATAATCCTATATCAATGCCAGCACATCATTTTGCTTTTAAATTTATAAACGTCACCTTTAGTGTTGATTCAGCTGGCGCAACTTATCAATGTAGTGCGTTTCCGTGGAATCACCAAGCATTAATCGACCAAGCACAAAAAGTGCCTACGGATTTAACAGTCACTGGAGCAACAGTAGACGAAGTGCTAGGCTTTGGTGAAAGAAGTGTTGAAACTATACTTAACAAAAGTATTATTGAAAGAGAAGGACGAGAACCTGGATTTGTTGGACATAGATACCGTATCGAATTACCAAAAGATGTATCTGTTTCAGGCGGCGGAAGTAGAAATTTTATAAACCCAGGGTCTAATCTTGATGATAGATTAAGACAAGAAGCGTTGGCAAATGCACAAGCAGCCGTATTTGAAACAAATGATTTATATGCTCAAGCAGTTCAAACAAAAAATGCTAAAATTACAGCTCTAGAAAATAGTATAATGGGTCCGTCTGACTTTGCCTCTGTTTCAACTCAAATTAGTCAATTAAATGCTCAACCTATTAATGTTCAAAGTGTAAAAGCTGAAGCAGTTATTAATACAAATGCTAATCTTATAGGACAAAGTTTGATACTTACTGATTTTGACGATTATGGAAATATTCCTTTTCAAAGTTTTGACGAAACAAACATTAGAGAACGACCTGATGGCACAAAAGTTGTAACACGAGGAACAATGGCAATTGATCCAAACAAACGTGAATTTATGTTTGGTGCTCAAACAAAAATAGAAAAAATAATCGAACAAGTAATTTTATCAAGTCAATGGGGAAAAGATTTACTAATAGGAGCAAAACAAGGATCAGGACCGCATACTGACAAAGTTGCTTGGTTTAAAATCCACACAGAAGTTCATATTAGAGATACAAGTATGATAGCAAAAACTGGTCTACCTGCTATGACATATGTTTACAAAGTTACTCCTTACGATATTCATATTTCAAGGTTGACTGGTACACATGCATCGTCTAATTATAGCAATGTAGCAAAAGAAGCAGTTAAGCATTATTACTATACCTATACTGGTTTAAATTCTGAAGTAATTGATTTTCAATTTAATATTGATAATGCTTTTTATAAAGAAATATCGGCTATTGGAACTCAAGGAGCAAGAGAAGTCCAACAGTTTGGAGGATCAGAAACACAAATTGACGAATATCATGCGGCAGCCTTTGGTCATCAAATGAGCAATCCAACAGCTTCTGGAGAAAATGTTTTAGGAGCATCTAGAGAAGGATTTGGAACTTCAAATAGTGGCGGCATGGGTACTGAATCTTCAAAAAAACGTGTAGCAGATCATTTTAATAAAATGGTATTAAATAGTGACCATGATAATGTTACTGTTGATTTGAATATATGGGGTGATCCTTTTTATCTAAGTGATACAGATTTTGGAAATAATTTTCCTACAGGACAATCAATTGGTGTACAATCAGATGGAAGGATAGACTTTACAAGAGGCGAAGTCTATGTGTTAATTGCCTTTAGAAGCGGATTAGATTATGTAGGAAATTTATCAAGGCTTGATCCAGTAAACTTGTTTACAGGAGTATATCGAGTGATTGAATTTACAAATAATTTTAACAATGGAATGTTTACTCAAACATTACATTTAGCAAGAATGGGTAACCAAAGTTTAGAAGATATTAATTTTGTGTCTCAACTTACTCAAGCTAGTGTAACAAATAACAGTAACTTAGTAAATGTTTTACAAAATCAAGTTACTGGTACTATTCAAGATACAGCATTAGCATTACAACAAACACAAGATCAAATAAATGCTTTACAAACTGCTTTCCAAACAAACGGAGTGAATAATATACAAGAATTATTCCAAGGTAATGCTGTTGTTGATTTAGCTCAAAACGTATTTGGGGCATTACAACAAATTAACGTTATTACTAATAATCTTAATAATCAATTAGGATCTATTATAGGACAATTTGGTGCCGTTGGTAACGATTTAGGGCAACAGTTTGGCGCAGTAGGCAAATCTGCCGGCCAACTATTTTCTAAGATTACTGGATTTAAAGGAAAATAATACATGCTAGGAAATGAATCAATTAGAACAACTATTACTAGGAAAAGTAGTGCTGTCAGTGATGTTACTGGTCCTGGTATTTTTGTAGGCAGAGTAATTGGGCATTTAGATCAAAAGTTTATGGGCGGATTAAAAGTTAATCTTCTTAAAGTAAACGAAAACGGCAACGATTATGATGATACAGGACAATCTATACAAGTTCAATATGCTAGTCCATTTGCTGGACAAACACCAAGAACTAAAGTAGGTGCTAACGACACATACCAAGATACACAGCACAGTTATGGTATGTGGATGGTACCACCAGATATAGGCACAATGGTGCTAATAACTTTAGTCGAAGGTAGAACAGATTTTGGTTTTTGGATAGCATGTATTCCAGATCCTTTCCAAAATTTTACAGTACCAGATGGCAGAACAGCAACAGTTATTAATAGTACTGGTGCTAAATTACCAGTAGGCGAATATAATGCTGCCTTAGTTGAACCTGAAGGACAACCGCAACCTACAAAATATATTAAACCAGTAAACACAGATTTTACAAATATATTATTTGAGCAAGGTCTAAATGAAGATGAAGTGCGTGGACTAACAAGTTCGTCAGCTAGGAGAGAATTACCTAGTGCTGTGTTTGGAATCAACACTCCAGGTCCGTTAGATAAAAGACAAAACGCTCCAACATTTCCGCACGGTAAAGGAGAAATAGACTATTACAAAAGTAGACTAGGTGGCACTAGTATTGTTATGGATGATGGCGATGACAAGTTTCTTAGAAAAGGTCCTGCTTCAACTACACCTTTTGAATACGTAGATGTTGAAAATTCTAATGACGATGCTGACCTTACTAAGCCAGCAAATGAGTTGTTTAGAATAAGGACACGTACAGGGCATCAATTGTTGATGCACAACACAGAAGATTTAATTTATATTGGTAATGCTAAAGGCACAACTTGGATTGAGATGACTGCTAACGGCAAAATTGACATATATGCCCAAGATAGTGTTAGTGTACATACTGAAAATGATTTAAATGTAACAGCAGATAGAGATATAAATTTTACAGCAAATGAAAATATGAGTTTGATTGCTGGCAAAAACATTGCTATTGATGCTGGCAATAATATTGGAATGTCCGCAATTGAAAATATTTCTGAAAATGCTGGAGAAACATTAAGTCTTATAGGGCAAACTGGTGTCGCTGTATACGGTAATGAAAAAGTGAGTATTATTAGTGGCGGTACACTTGATATTCAATCTAAATTACAAATGACTATTGCTAGTGGCGAAGGAATTGGGTTAACAGGACAAGGCGGTATAAAAGGATGCACTGACGGAGATATTAACTGGAAAGTACAAGGTAATATTTACAGTGAAGCTGAAGGACAAATACACCAAACAAGCGTATTACAAACTTATTTAACAGCAGGAAATACATTTGAAATGTTGAGCGGCGCTGCTATAAAAATTACATCTGAAGCTAACATGAGTTTAAAGAGCAATACAGCTCAAATGTTGTTAGAAAGTGCTACGGAAACTAGTATCAAAAGTGGAGCAGCATTAACTGCGGACGCTAGTGGATTGCTTAGTTTGAGAGCAAACGGAGCCAACATTCAAGCAACAGGCAACAACATTCACCTAAACAGTACATCAAACCCTGCTGGAACAGGATTAAATGCTGACGAAGCTATTGAAGCTCGTCCTCCAACTATGCCAAAAGAAGCAAATCCAGCTTTACCAGACGCTCCAGTAAGAGCTTTACAACCTGCTAGAGTACCAGAGCATGAGCCATGGCCTCAACATGAACACCTTAATCCAATGGAATATACTCCAGAAAAAACTAGAGCCGGAGAACAACAAGTTAACACATTCCCTGGTGCGCCGTTACCTGATACATTTAGTAATATTGGAAGTATGGCTCCTGTAGTACAAAGTGAAAGACCAGAAGTTGACAACTTAGAAAACACAAACAATTATAATGGTGAAGGATTTGCGGATGCTGGAAATGTTCCTTATGGTGTTATTGTAATTGGTACAGAAGATATAGGCGATCCTGAAGCAGCAGCAAGAAACGTAAGAACATTAATTGAAAATGTTAAAAATCAGGGATATAAACCCGTTGTTGTACTGTCTAACAAAAATCCGCCATTTGGATTTCCAATAGAAAACGAATTACGTATATTAACAAACACTGTTGAAACAGCAGCATTGGCATCAGGCGCAGAAATAGAGCTTCCTAAATATGACGATATTGATCCAACTCTTATAACAGAAGCATCAGCTCAACAAATTGCCGAAAAGTATGATGTAGGAACTGCTACAAAATATTTTGGTAGTTTTACTAATGCTAGTAGAATTATTGGTGCTACAGGCAAAAGTAGTATTGAAGCTAGTGGATCTACTTCTACTATTATTAGTGCTACAGAAAATGTTGCTCCGGCAACTCTTAGCACAAGCTATCCAGCAGCAGGATCAGAAATAGGCGGAATACAATACTGTGACGGTCCAACAGACGGTCCAATAAATTCGGCACCTTATGGAAATATAACTGGATTTAGCTCAAGTGAAACAGTAGCGTATTTAAATGCTCTTGGAATGAGAGAAAGCGGCTTGCGTTACAAATGTACTAATCAATTTGGCTTTGCTGGAAAATATCAATTTGGTGGATATGCTCTCAAAGAAGGTGGATATATTAAAAAGACAGTCACAGGCGGAAGCACACGATTAAGATTAAATCCATCTAATTGGACTGGCAAAAGAGGTGTTAACAACATAGACGACTGGTTAGACAACAAAAATGATTGCCAAGAAGACGCAATTATTTTATACACAAATGCTAATGTTAGATATCTTAAAAATAACGGTGCTATTAAAGATGGAGACAGTGTATCAAAAATAGCTGGGTTACTAATGGGCGCTCATTTAAAAGGCGCATATGATGTTGCTGTTTGGCGTAACGGCAAAGGTGTTAAACCAGATGGCAACGGTACTAAAATAGATGAATACATCACGTTAGGATCTAATACAATAACAAATTCAGGAAGGTGGTTAGCATGAGTTGTAATGTAAATATTCCAGCAAATCCAGTTCCAAGTCCTAGTAGGGCAACTAATCCTACAGAATTATCTAGATATTTGTTACCAACACCTAGTTATGCTTCAAATCCAGTGACAGGCTCAGGAGCAGCAGGTGGACCACCAATTGACGATCTAAATGGCGTTGGAGATTACGATCCAAGAATTAGCGGTAATGTCAATCCAGTACAACAACCGCAAAATCCTCCACCTGCTGACACACAATACGGAAGTATAGCAAGTGTTATAGAAGGTTCTTTAAGACAAAATTGGGCAGAAAGAGGAAGACCACCAAATCCTTTGATAGCAGAAGCATTTGCTATAGCCGGCGGTGGTAATATTTCTGTAGACGGTCCTAGAACAAATCCGTGGTGTGCTGCTTATGCTACATGGGTATTATGGAAAGCAGGTTTAGAATTTAACAATCCTGGTATAGGTAGTCAAAGTTATTTACGATATGGAAGAACTGTAAATTGGAGAAATTATGTAGATATTCGGAAGTATGATTTAGTAATATTTACAAGAAAAGAAAATTCAAACAGAGGACATGCTGCTTATGTTCAAAGAATAGATCCATCAAAGAACCATATTTACGTATATGGCGGCAATCAATCTAACAATGTTAAAATTAGTAGATTTAATATCTATAATAATAGTGATCGTGGATTGTATGTAAATCAAATTAGGCGTAACTGGGATATTCCAGCTGAATTTGATCAACCATTAGTAGAAGTACCAAATAATCAAAGATCAAATCCAGCGGCATCAAGTGGTAACGCTGTTACAAAAGTAGGATAGGAGTGTAGGGCATGAGCACATTAGAAAAAAATCTGTATAAGAATTTAAAATTAAAAACAGCAAAAACTTCAGATGCGCCTTTAGTAGATAAAAGCTACAAAGGATTAAGCACAGTTTCAAGAGTGTCAAAAGATTTTAGATTAAAAAACTTAGAATTAATAAAACAAGATATTATTAATCATTTCCATATACGACTTGGAGAAAAACTAGAAAATCCAGAATTTGGAACAATTATATGGGATGTTTTATTTGAACCAATGACATCTGGATTACAAAATGCTATTTTAGAGAATGTTACTGAAATTATAAACTATGATCCACGAGTACAAGCAAACGATGTAGTTGTTGACACTTACGAATCAGGAATACAAATTTATGCTGAATTAACTTACATTGATTACAATATTAGTGAGCAACTAACTTTGCGATTTGATCAAAACAATGGATTGTTAAATTAATATACGCATATTTAGAATTTCATAAATATTATATTAATGAAGGAAAGTGAATATGTCTTCTACTGACAGACAAAACAGATTATTGTTAGCCGAAGATTGGCAAACAATTTATCGTAGTTTTAAATACGCTGATTTCAAAAGCTATGATTTTGACAATCTACGTAGAACAATGATTAACTACATTAGACAAAATTATCCAGAAGATTTTAATGATTATATTGAAAGTTCTGAATATCTGTCTTTGATTGACTTAGTTGCTTTTCTAGGACAAAACATAAGTTTTCGCACAGACTTAAACGCTAGAGAAAATTATATTGAACTAGCAGAGCGTAGAGAAAGTGTGTTGAGACTGGCTAGACTTATCAGTTACAATGTTACAAGAAACCAATCAGGCAACGGCTTATTAAAAGTTACAAGTGTATCAACTACAGAATCAGTAACAGATACAAATGGAACAAATTTAAGTGGACGTACAGTTAAATGGAACGATACATTAAATGATAATTGGTATGAGCAATTTATTAAAATAATGAATAGTGCTTTGGTTACTACTAATAATTTTGGAACACCAAAAAAACGTGACATAGTTGATGGCATACCAACCGAAAAATATTCATTAAACAATACTACAACGGTTTTTCCTGTATTTTCGTTTCAAAAACAAGTTAACGGTACTAATTTAGAGTTTGAAGTAGTTTCAACTGACATAACAGACGGTGCTATTGTAGAAGATGCTCCTGGTGTTCAAAAACCAGTTAACTTTTTATATAGAGATAACGGACAAGGCGCAGGATCTAGTAATGTAGGATTCTTTTTTCACTTTAGACAAGGAAGTTTACAAAGAGGCGACTTTTCTATAGATTTACCTACGCCTAATCAAACAATTGATATTGATACTACAAACGTAAACAACACTGATGTTTGGTTATATGAAATAGATTCAGATGGAATTGAAAATAAACAATGGACTAAAGTAGATGCTGTAGAAGGCAATAATATTATATATAATAGTCTTAGTAAAAATATAAAAGATATTTTTGGTGTTCTTACACGAGTAAATGATCGTATTAGTTTAATTTTTAGCGACGGTGTTTTTGGTACATTACCAAAAGGTAATTTTAGAGCATATTATAGACAAAGTATAAATTTAGATTATACAATTTTACCAAATAATATTAGAGATGTAAAAATAAACATTCCTTACGTTAGTTCTATTGGAAGAACTGAAACATTAACAATGTTTTTGAGTTTGCAACAAACTATTGATAATGGAACTAGTACAGAAAGCACTGAAAGTATTAAAAGCAATGCTCCTAGTACATATTATACACAAAATAGATTGATTACAGGCGAAGATTATAATATTGGACCTTTGGGTATAAGTCAAGATATTATAAAAACAAAAGCAGTAAACAGAACAAGTAGCGGAATAAACAGATATTACGATTTAAGAGATGCTACTGGAAAATACAGTACAACTAATCTACTCGGTGTAGATGGAATCTTGTATAAAGATTATGAAACTGAAAAAAATACATTTAATTTTGTAACAAAATCAGATATTGAATCTACAATTAATAATTTGATTACCAGCTTAGTTGATGATAAAAATATAAGAAATTATTATTATGATAAATTTACAGAACAAGATTATACCGATTTAGAGTTGTCTTTTCAACAAAAAACATCAGATACTAATAGAAGTACAGGGTTTATTGTTGATACTGACGAAGTGACAAATACAAATGCCACAAGATATTCAGTATCGTCTTCAACTGAAGGTGTATTAAGGTATATTGAACCAGGAGCTATGGTTAAGTTTTTAGCACCAGATGGATATCATTTTATGCCAGATGGTACATTAATGACCGGTGATGCTGACCATACTGGTTCTTCAACATATAAATGGACAAAGGTAATTTCTGTTTCTGGCACAGGTGCTGAAGAAACTACAACTGGACTTGGCGGTATAGTGTTTAATGATATTATTCCATC